GTCATCGAGTTCGAGCGCTGCGTGCTGCACGACTCGACGTGCGAACGGGCCATGCGCTGAAAGGAGGGCAACGATGAGCGATCTCACCCTCTACCCCGCGCAGCTGACCGAGATGTCGGTGGCCCAGTTGGAAGCCCTGCCGGTCGATCAACTGGTCGAGGTCCAGCACAACCTCGAGCAGTTGCAGGACTGGACCAGGCAGAACAAGGCCAAGCTCGACGCCGCACTGGTCCGCCGCTTCGGCGATCTGGAGCGCGCATCCCGCGCTGCGTCCGGCAAGGACTTCGGCACGGTGCACTTCAACGATGGGCCGCTGCGCGTCACGGTCGACACGCCCAAGCGCGTGTCCTGGGACCAAGCACAACTCGCGGCCATCGCTCAGCGCATCGCCACCAGCGGCCAGAAAGTCGAGGACTACCTCGACGTCGAGTTCTCCATCCCGGAGTCGCGCTTCAACAACTGGCCCACCGCACTGCGCTCGCAGTTCGAGGCTGCCCGCACCGTCAAGCCCGGCAAGCCGTCGTTCCGGCTCGCCCTCGTCTCGGAGGACTGACCATGAGCATCGAACTGATCCCGTTCGACTTCGAGGGCCGCCAGGTCCGAGTCGTCACCAACAAGCAGGGCGAGCCGCTGTTCGTCGCGGCCGACGTTCTGGCGGTGCTGACGCTGGACCGCAAGGCTCTCGAACGTCTCGATGACGACGAGAAGGGTGTGAATTCGATTCACACCCCCGGTGGCGCTCAGGACATGACCGTCGTGAACGAGCCCGGCCTCTACAGCCTCGTGCTCGGTAGCCGCAAGCCGGAGGCCAAACGCTTCAAGCGGTGGGTCACGCACGATGTGCTGCCCGCGATCCGCAAGACCGGGGCCTACGCCGCTGCGGGTTCGCTTCCGGTGCTCCCCGCACCGACGCAGGACCGTGTGTCATCCATCCTGCTGATCGGTGAAGCGGTCGCCAAGGTGCCCGGTGTCAAGGCCGGCATCGCGATGGCCGCGACGCTGACCTGCATCCAAGAGAACACCGGCCTTGCCGTCGAGACGTTGCGCCGTGCGCTGCCGGCCGCCAACGAGCCGGTCTGTTCGCTCAACGCGACCCAGCTCGGCAAGCTGCTGGGCATCACCGCCCGGTCGACCAACCAGCGTCTCGCGGCACGCGGTCTGCAGCTTCGCAACGACCGCGACGAATGGGAGCTGACCGAGGCCGGCGAAGCCTGGGCCGAGGCCATGCCGTACTCCCGCAACGGCCACAGCGGCTACCAGATCCTCTGGAACCCTGCCGTCGCCGATTTGCTGAAAGAGGTGGCGTGATGGCCCTTCCGATCATCACCGCCGACCAGCGGCTGCGCGAGAAGCAGGGCGTCAAGCTGGTGCTGCTGGGCAAGAGTGGCATCGGCAAGACCACCCAGCTCAAGACCCTGCCCGAGGCCTCGACCTTGTTCGTCGACCTGGAAGCCGGCGATCTTGCCGTGAGGGACTGGCGCGGCGACTGCGTGCGCCCGGCCACCTGGCCCGAGTTCCGCGATCTGGTGGTGTTCCTGGCCGGCCCCAACCCGGCACTGCCGCCCGAGGCGCCGTTCTCGCAGGCGCACTACCGGCACGTGTGCGAGCGCTACGGCGACCCCGCGCAACTGGCCAAGTACGACACCTACTTCGTCGACAGCATCACCGTGCTGGCGCGGCTGGCGCTGGTCTGGGCCAGGACGCAGCCGCAGGCAGTGTCCGAGCGCACCGGCAAGCCCGACACGCGCGGCGCCTACGGGCTGCTCGGCACCGAAATGCTCAGCGCGCTCACCCACCTGCAGCACGCGCGTGGCAAGCACGTCGTGTTCGTGGCCATCCTCGACGAGCGCGTCGACGACTTCAACCGCAAGGTGTTCGTGCCGCAGATCGAGGGCGCCAAGACCGCGTCCGAACTGCCCGGGATCGTCGACGAGGTGGTGACGCTGGCCGAGATCAAGGCCGAGGACGGCAGCACCTACCGCGCCTTCGTCACCCACACCCTGAATCCCTACGGCTATCCGGCCAAAGACCGCTCCGGCCAGCTCGATCTGCTGGAGCCGCCCGACCTGCGCGCGCTCATCCACAAGTGCGCCGCCGCCACCCAACCCCAGACATCCAAGGAGTAAGCCATGTCCAACTGGTCCGATTTCAACGACGCCGAACAGCAGCAAAGCTTCGACCTCATCCCCAAGGGCACCGTCGCCAAGGTGCGCATGACGATCAAGCCCGGGGGCCACGACGACGCGGCCCAGGGCTGGACCGGCGGTTACGCCACCCAGAGCCTCGACACCGGCTCGGTCTACCTGGCCTGCGAGTTCGTGGTGCTGGAGGGCGAGTACGCGCGGCGCAAGCTGTGGTCGAACATCGGCCTGCACAGCCCCAAGGGCCCGGCCTGGGCCAACATGGGGCGGTCCTTCCTGCGCGCGGTGCTCAACAGTGCCCGCAACGTCCGCCCGCAGGACAACTCCCCGCAGGCCGCGGCCGCACGACGCATCCAGGGCTTCCATGAACTCGACGGCATCGAGTTCGTCGCCCGCATCGACATCGAGAAGGACGGCCGGGGCGAACTGCGCAACGTCGTGAAGATGGCGGTCGAGCCCGATCAGCCGGACTACCTGCAGGCCGTCGGTGGCGCATCTGGCGCTGCCGTGTCCGCGGCGCAGCCGCGTGCCGCCGCTGCGGCGCCGCAAGCCGTGCGTCCTGCCATTGCGGGCAAGCCCGCCTGGGCACAGTGAGGGGAGCGGATGAAATGCTGGGTCTGCAAACGCCAGGCCCGGGGCTACGGCCACACCGACAACCGGCACGGTGTGGGCGATCCCCGGCGCTATCCCATCGACTGGGTCTTCTGCTCGCGCCGCTGCCAGGCGGCGTTCCACGCGCTGTACGGCAGCTGGCTGCGGGTGCGAGAGGGCCGCACCGACATCAAGGAGGTCGCCATGATCGATCCGTCTGATGTCGAGCTGGCCGCGATGAAGCAGTGCCTCAAGGCCTTCGGCGAAGCGGCAGGCGCGATCGGCTTTGCCAAGCCGCTGGGGGACTACTCGGAAGCCGAGGCGCTCCAGGTGATCGATGCCATCGTCACTTGCTACACGCAGGCGATGGTCGAGCACCACGAGGCGAGCAAGTTCCCGCCGGTGCTCGGCATGCCGCCGACCCCCGATCCGCTGGCCAACCCCTTCGCCGACATGGCAGACGACCTGCCCTGGCTGGACCGGGAAGGAGGGGCTTCATGATCGACTTGAACTCTTCGGCCAGCCTGTCGGGGCAACTGACCGCGCTGATCGATGCCGGGATGCAGCGCGCCCGGGCGGCGCAGCCAAGGCGAAGCTATCTGGGCGCATCGCGTCTCGGGACTGCATGCGAGCGCGCACTGCAGTTCGAGTATGCCGGTGCTCCAGTCGATGCCGGCCGCGACACCGACGGCCGCATCCTGCGCATCTTCGAGCGCGGTCATGTCATCGAGGACTGCGTGGTGACGTGGCTGCGCGCGGCGGGCTTCGACCTGCGCACGCGCAAAGCCGATGGCGAGCAGTTCGGCTTCGCTGCGCTGGACGGACGGCTCCAGGGGCATGTCGATGGCGTGATTGTGGCCGGCCCTGATCTCGGCCCGGGCTTCGGATATCCGGCGCTGTGGGAGAACAAGTGCCTGGGCGCGAAGTCCTGGCGGGAACTCGAGAAGAACCGTCTTGCCGTGGCCGAGCCCATCTATGCCGCGCAGGTGGCGCTCTACCAGGCCTATCTCGACCTGCACGCGCATCCGGCGCTGTTCACCGCCGTCAACGCCGACACGATGGAGATCTACGCCGAGCGGGTGCCCTTCGATGCGGCGCTGGCGCAGCGCATGTCGGACCGGGCGGTCAAGGTGATCACTGCGACCGAAGCCGGCGAGCTGCTGCCGCGCTCGTTCTCCGAATCCGCCCACTTCGAATGCCGGATGTGCCCGTGGCAGGACCGGTGTTGGAGGACCCTGCCATGACCACGCCCCCCATCGTACAAATCCTCGGCGAGCGGCTGATCGATGCGCGCGAAGCGGCGGTCAACCTCAACCTGCCGATCCACTGGCTCACCTGCGCCAAGCAACGCCGGCGCCGGGGTGTGCCGCACTACCGCGTCGGCAAGCTGCTGCGCTTCAAGCTCAGCGAGCTTGTGGCATGGATGAACGACCAGCAAGCGCCGGGAGACGGCGCGGCCAGTCTGGAGGGCGCCGATGCTGGACTTCAATGACATCGACCCTCCGCAGGTCAGGGCGTCGGCGGACGACCGCGACGCGATCCGTGCGGACCTGCTCGCGCGCCTGGAATCGGTGCTGTTTGCGATGTTCCCCGCGGGCAAGAAGCGCCGGGGCAAGTTCCTGATCGGCGACGTGCTGGGCAGCCCCGGTGACAGCCTGGAGGTGGTGCTCGACGGCGAGAAGGCCGGGCTGTGGACGGATCGCGCCACCGGCGACGGCGGCGACGTCTATGCATTGATCGCCGCGCACTTCGGCATCGACGTGCTGGGTGACTTTCCGCGCGTGCTCGATGCCGCCGTCGATCTGCTGGGACGCTCCCGATCCGCACCGGTGCGCAAGGCCAACAAGAAGGACGTGCCGCTCGACGAACTCGGCCCCGCCACCGCCAAGTGGGACTATGTCGACGCCCAAGGCCATCTCATCGCCGTGGTC